GCCAGGCAGTAGGTGCCCGCTTTGGTGAGCATGACGTCGCCGCCTGCAATCCGGATGAGGCCTTTTGCGACCATCTCATCGATCGGGCCTTCAAACTCGGCGACCGGGCAGCTCGGCACCAGCTCCACATAGGCGAGGTACTGTGCCAGATCTGCTGTCTGGGCTGTCAGGGCGGATTTCCTGCTCATGTCCGCCCTCAGTGCTGGCTGCGCCAAACGGCGGCCTGCTGCTTTGTATTCGTGATGGTTTCCGCTGCGGCTGACCAGCCGATCACCACCAGAAGGGCTGCCATCATGGCCGCCGCTGCATAGGTGATGGCTCGCGTCATATCGGAGACGTGCGGCGAAGCGGTATCGATGCTCTTGGGCGACACGCGCAAAAGGGGCGATACTTCCGCCTGCCTGCGTACTTCCTCTGCGATACCGATCCGATCGGAGGCCCGGAGCTGCTCGCGTGTCGCACGGGCGAGATCGATGTCGCGCCAGTCTGTCGAGTTGCTGAGCGTGCAGATCGCGAGCTTGAGCTCTGATCGCGTGGCATCAGGACGTCGCAGGATCTGGCGGGCGAGATAGGATGCCTCAGTCGCGCAGGGCAGGCGAAGGGGTGCAGCAGGCGTGAGCATAAGTTCCTCCATGGGTGACCATGGGGGACGTTGGTGGGAAAAAATGCTCACGTCAAGTTGTGATGGTCATTTATTCCCATTTAGGGATTTGAAGACAACTTCAGGATCGACGGGAGAGCTTCAGAGCTTGTTGGGCTTCTG